AGAAGCACCAAAATTATTTGAGCGTTGATTTCCTATAAACGGCATATTATTCTACCTTATGTTTTTTCCATAATTCCCATTACAACATCAAGAGAGGAAGCTGTTCCTGCCTTGACTTTGAGAATATCAGTTGCTTCCAGAATATATTTCTGTCCAGCAAGTGTTTCCAATGTAGTATTCGCTGGAATACTAACATTCTCTAATAATTGATGTGTTGTAGCTGGACTAGCAGAAGAATCAGTAAATTGAACTTGGACAGTTGCGGCCGCTGTTGTCTTATTAGCGATGGCAAGTCCTAGAACAACCACTTGTGTACTTGCTGGTGCAGTATACAATGTATCATAAGCAGCGTGATTTACGTTAGCAAGTGCTGCATTTTTGAAAGTGTTCGCCATTTTATTTTCCTATGTTTATCCTAAAGCAATTGCAAGAGCAGTTGCATCATCCTCTGGGTCAAAGTTCAACTTAGCACGAGTAACTGCTCCATTAGCAACAGTATTTAGGGTGTTAGTTCCATTTAATTGTATAACTTGAATATTCTTTGTTCCTGCTGTTGGAGCTCCAGTGAAAGTAAGTACATCACCTGATACAGTATATGCAAAAGAAGAACCAAATCTTTGATATACGTTATCTACAAATACAACAAAGTTTTCAGCTGTAGCAACAGGTGTTCTTGTTAGAGTAAATGCAACTGTAGAACCATCTCCATTAAACTCATCCATGTGAGTATTTGAATTAGCAGACTTTGCGGTAATAAGTTCATTACCCATAAAGACGATAGAAACCCTATCCGTATTTGGTATCACCTCAGAAAAAGTAATCTTAGGTTGTCCTGAGATATTACTTGTAGTATATGAGAACTCTGGTTCTTGAACAATACCATTCAATACCACCAACAAAGAAGATGGAGGTGCCATGAAATCAAGATTAAAGGTAGTAGCAGTGCCATTACCTAGTATGACTTGTCTATCAAATACACCATAGGAAGGTGTTGCTCCAATATAATCTGACATTATTGTTTTCCTTTAGTCATATTTAGTCTGCGTCTGCAATGGTTAAAGTGCCTGCTTCTACTTGGCGCATTATTTCTGCGTAGAATCTATTATCTGGGTTGAGAGGAATTGACCATCTTGTGCCATCTATTATTGCAATGATACCGTCTTTTTTAAACGCTCCATAATCTTTATATTTTGCAGATTCTATATTCATCTTTACAACTCCTTACAACTCAGCATCAAATTGAAGACAAGCAGAACCATCTCCAACGGATCTATTGTTTCTATAAAAGTGTACTGAGTATCCTTGCGTTCCATTTGTATTGCCTGTAAAATCTAACCAAGTATTTCTTGTGTCACCCCCTATATTCCAAGCAGAATCAAAAGCAATAGTTCCAGCCAATGATGTATCCCCTTGTTGAGCAACCCAAGCGCCCGCATTTGTTCCTATGCAACTAACAGCAGGCTGTGCTCTCATTTCTACTGGATATTCCATAACACCTTTTACTCTATTACCAGAAGCTGTCATAAAAGAACCTCCTAACATCCCATATGCAACATCATCTTTAGTTCTATTATAATATCTCTGACAAGCAAGTAGGTGGTCTGTAGATAAACGGTGTTCAAATGGTGTCGCTGCACTGCCAGTTTCAAATTGGATGCCTGTGATTTCCCAATCATTACTTGTGCTATCTGCGAAGTTTACTTGTCCAGTTGCACTACTAGGGTCAGTGCCTGCCCTCCATGCAGTATTTAATGTACCACCTTGCACCGCTGAACCAGCAACTAACCAAAATGAAAACTCTAAAGAACTATTAACATCATTATCTAATTTACCAGATGCATCTGCTGGAAAAGTTATAGTGTATCTATTCCAGTTTGCATTTGCAACTGTGTAAGAACCAGAAACATCTCTACCATTGTCTCTGTCATATATCTCAACAACATAAACACCAGTTTTATTTGTTTTAACATAAAAAGATAAAGTCATAGGTAAAGCATCAGAACCATGTCCTTTTGCAAATCTTTGACATTCTCGACCTTCAAGTTTATGTATTATCTTTACTTCTTCATTAGATGCAATAGACGTATCAGCAGTTGTACAGTCCATCTTTAATGATTTAGAAAACCCTGCTAAATCTGTTACATTGTTTTGAGAACAAGTATATGTACTTCCAGTATTTTGTTTATATACTGCAAACCTATCTAAAACATATTGATTACCAACATTGGATGATGAGGTTTTTCTTTGAGATACCATCATTTCGCTATTGACAATAACATTTTTTCCACCACCACCGATACCAGCTGTTTTTGCTGGTGTGATTGCACCATCAGCAATCTTTGCAGTTGTTACTGCATCATTAGCAATATCTGTCGCAGTAAGAGTTACATCACTATTTAAAAGTTCAGCAAGATTTTTTGAATTACTAGCCATTAGATTTGATACCTCGCCATAATTTCTGAAAGAGCAACTGGAGCAAATGTTAGTGTAAGTGTCACACCACTAATTGAATAGTCACTAGTTGGTTTAAGAGCAATACCGTTATAGAAAATAAATGCACTATTGGTTGTTGCACCAGCAGTACCTAAAGTAAATGCCACTGTAGAACCATCACCAGTGAATGTGTCGTACTGAAAGTCTGTACTTCTACGAGCAATTGATCTGATTGTTAAATGTTTTGTTTCAATCTCTGCAGCGGCTGCTGGTGCTGTTGTGAATGTTAATGTTGTACCAGAGAGACTATAGTTTGTTGTTGCCTTCTGAAGAATACCATCAACGAAAACCATAATACCAGCTACGTTTGCTGGTTCTTCCGAAAGAGTAAATGCAACCGTAGAACCATCACCAGTAGCAACATCTGTTGTAAAACTTTTTAAGTTTGCAGCAAGTTCGTTTACACCAACAGAACCAGCTGGTGGTTTCATGTTGATTGTTCCAACACCTCTGTGTATCATGTAAATCGAACCACTAGATGGTATTGCACCAGCGAATTTTAAAATCTTTGGATTACCATCTGCATCATTGTGAATTGTATATGCAACATCTGGTTCTTGTACCACGTTATCTAGAACTACATGTATGTTTTCTGTATTTCCACCAGGCACTTCTATTGATAATGCTACTGCATTAGTATGAGCAACACCACTAACTGTAATGGTACTCAAGTTAGAACCTAGAAAATCTTCTTTTAGGAACGCTGGGGATACTTTATTTAAGTGTGGTACACCAATATAGTTAGACATATTTTACCCCTTATGTTACATCTTGTAGAATTGATGCAACAACATCTACAGTTGCAGCCGAAGCATATACTTGCACTTTATCGTTTCCGTTTAAAACAACCTTCTGTCCTGATACTACTTTCAACGCCGAACCAACTGGTACTGGTGCATTCTTAACAATGTGGAAACTAGCTGACGCACTACTATCCCTTACTAAGACTGTTACCGTTACAGCAGAAGTTCCTGTGTTTGCAATATCAAGTTCAATAAGAATTGAATTAACGGCAGATGAACCATCATTAGCAGTATAAACATCAGTCGGCGAACTAGAATTAGTACTGATACTTGTTGCAAAAGCATTTTTAAAATTGTTTGCCATTCTATTCTTTTCCTTTTATTTTATTTATAACGATTAACCAAGAGCAACCGCAAGAGCAATACCGAAGCCTTCAGTAGCAATTTTACCACCAGATGCTGGGAATGTTAATGAACCATTCATAGCACCAGTTAGGTCTGTTATTCCTGAAGATCCTATTGCAAGTTTTCCTGCCGCTTCTATATCACCAGTAACATCTAGTCCTTCATTAATTTGAATACCACCAGAGTAAACTGTTAGTTTATTAGAATTATTAAATGCAAGATGCACATTATTTTTTGCACCAGCGTCATCACTTTCTAGAAGAATGATATAACCATCTTCCAATAGAATTTGACTACCAGCATTCGCACCACCAACATCTGTTCCATCTATCTGAAGAACATCTAAGTCAGTGATAGTGTTGATAATTAGATCACCTGTACCACTGTGTTGTATACGAGAATTTGTTGCATCATGGAATAGTTGTAAATCATCATCGTTACCAAACTTAACTCTAAAATTACTTGACCCTGTGGAGTCGTTAAAGTCAATAACACTTGGAAATAAAACACTACTCAAAGCAGAATCTATTTCAGTTATTGATTCTGCAATAGTAGATACAGCTGTTCCATTAATAGTAGTTGGAAGAGCTGATACATCACCGACATCTGCGCCGAGATTATTAAACTCTACTCTCCACTGTTCAAATGTGGTACTAGCTGGTGCGTTACGATTTGCCATTACTTCTTATCCATTAACTGTATCAACAAAGATTTTATTTCGTGCATTTCACACTTTAAAGTATTTATCTCTCTAACCGTGTCTCTTAATTGATCTCGTTCTATTTTTTTATTCTCCATAGATTTCATATATGATTCATAGGTAGAACGATTTGTGTTTATAATAGCTTTACTATTCATGTCTCGTTCTAGTCCTTTGTATCCTTCTACTTTTAATCTATCCATCTTACAACGCCAATGCAATAATTCTTAGGTTTTTAATTCTTGGTACTTCAACTGTTGAAGTTGATTTTAGTTCCAATTTAACAGCAGCAGTTGAATAACTATTCAGTCCACTGATAGTGTATTCTCTCTCAGCAAAGAACGCTGGGTTCTCATCTGGATTATCAGTTCTATCAGGTGTTGCAAGTCTGTATGGAATACTATCGAAATCTCTAATATCCCCTTCTTCTATAATCTTATAATAAACATTAATTGTAGCTGGATCTGGACGATTTGCCTCAAACAATATCTTCAGAGCAGTTGCTGGATTCTCAACCGAAAATCTCTTAGTCATATAGTTTGCAGCGTTTGATGTACCAATTGGAGCAATACCATCCAAGTATCTTTCATGTTGTGTTATCACAGCATTACTTGTTGTTTCACTCGCTGGAGCTGGAGTTATTCCAATAGAGGCACCATCACTTGCAACAGCAGTAATAGTAAATGTTGTGTTATTACTTGAAGTTCCAGATACCGTAATTTCTTTACCAATGTCAAGTGTTAAGAATTGACTCTTAATGTTAGCAACAGAAGTAGTAACTGTTCCATTAGTATTGAAGACCATAGCACCAGTTGCATTAGATACTATTCTATCATCTAATGCCGAAACATTAAATGATGAACGTGTATAGTTACTAATTTTATTAGTTGTACAACATAGAGATATTCTTTCAGTATCTAGAACTGGTGATAACCATTCACTAGTTGTTGACATATTAGCAGTAATACTTCCAGATGTTCCAGAAATAATATTATTAGTTCTACCACCATTTAGATTTAAGTTTTGATTTAATTCGTTTGCAATCAATTCTCTTTCAGATGGATAGTAGTTTGAGTTTTCAGATATGAATGTTGCCGCAGACTTTGAATATCCTGTGTCCATACCTGTCCAACGATATGTAATTTCTGTGCCTGGCAACTTGACTTGTGATACTGCAAGTTGCAGAACATCAATAGTAATATTTCTTGTAGCTGTAATACCAGAACCACCAACAAAGTCGTGTGTCAGATTTGCAAGTGTACCACCAACAACATCTGAAGATGCGACAGGAATAGTATATGCATCTAAGTCAACATTTGCAATTGTGTGATCTTTGTTAAAGAACTCTGAGTCAATACCAACAGTAGCACTATTCGCACCATATAATCCATCTGTTATACCTCTGAGTTTAACTTTATCACCAACCTTCATACCATGATTTTTGTGGAGAACCCTGATAACAGCTGAGTTAGTATTTACTTCAAATGGGTTTGTTGGAAGTGATTGTCTAGGAACAATTGAATTAACAAATGTTGGAACACCAATAGATGTTGTCTGGAACTTAGCACGATAGAGAGTAAACTTCACATCACGATATTGATGTGGTGTCCATGACTGTCCATTCTGTGATAGGAATAATGTTCCTGCCAATGGATTCGCAGAAATCAATCTACCGTCTGCAAGATTTGTTTTACCAACTTCTGAGAAGAATACTCTACATCCTGGCTCATCAACCTTAATTACAATAGCATATTCAGCATCGTCTTTAAGATATACTGGTGAGTCAAACTCAAAAGTTGTCGAAGAAGAAGCATCAGATGAAACATTAATCTCTTCTGGTTTAAGAACTTTTTGTGCAAGTACTTTGTTTGATGGGTGTCCATCAACAGTATCAGTTAACTGAACATATACAGGTCGTGTACCAGCAGTTTGGAAGAACAAGTCAACTTTAGTAACGAATGCACCTTCTTCACCTTGGTTAATAAATGTCTGTGCAAGTGGATCATGACCTCTTCTTGGAGGTGGAGGCGGAGGCGGTGGATCAGCAACAAACGAACTTGCAATTTGTCTTCTAGATGTATTAACACCACCACGAAGTTCTCTACTAACAGTTCTTTCTCGTTGAACTCTATCACGAACAAACTCTGCTTTTCTTACATTAAGAATTGTTTGTTCTCTCTCTTCTGCAATACCAGTTGCAGAATAAATTCTTTCTGCGGCTGATGTAAACGTACCAGTTGTTTTTTCGTTATTGACATTATCAATAAGTCTGAATACTCTTTCACCAGTTCTGAAACGAAGTGCATCTGTATTTGGAAGATAGAAAACTCCACTAAATTGACCAATAGAATTGGTTACTAGATTGGAAGAGTTTGTAAATACTGTTGGGTTAGTTGTTGTTGAAGTACCACCATTAATTTCTGTAAT